GTATGAGTACCCACTACGCTTTCCAGAGAAGACAGATATAGAGTGCCGTGCATTCTGTTCTAATTCAAACAATCTAATCGGTGCTTCATTTCAGGGTGTCCTTGTGGACAATAACTTATTATAATGGCTGAACGTAAAAAACGCACTCTTGCAACTGTACTTACCACAAGTAACGCGGATATCTACACGGTTCCTACACGGTTTACGAGTGATGTTAATAGCATATATATAAACAACGCATCTACCAGTGCCGTTACTTTTAGTTTAGACTGGTACGAAGTATCTACTACAACGTATCACACTTTGGCAGAAGCTGTGGTTCTTCAGCCTAATTCCCTGCTTCAAATTACAGACTATCCTTTATATCTGCACCCCGGCGATAAGGTTCGCGGATTAGCCAGCGCAAATAGCGCGGTAAATATCTCAATCGCATTAGAAGAATATTTCGAAACCTCACTTTAGGAGACACAAATCATGGCAATTACAACTGCAATGTGTAATAGCTTCAAGCAAGAGGTTCTTGGTGGTGTCCATGATTTGGATACCGATTCCTTGAAACTTGCTCTAATTAAAGCATCCCCCAGTGGCACCTACAATGCCAGCACAACCAACTATTCAGATGTAACCGGCAACAGCGACGAAGCCAGCGGAACCAACTACACAACAGGTGGTCAGGTTCTTGACGGTGCAACTATCTCTCTGGACGGCTCCACCGCAATCGTCGACTTTACAGACGAAGTGTTCGCAGACGTTACCGTATCCGCAGATGGTTGTATTATCTATAACACAGCACAGGCAAACAAAGCAATCTGTGTAATCGACTTCGGCGGAACTGTTAGTGCAACTGCCGGTGACTTGACTATTGAATTCCCTGCTGCGGATGCAAGCAACGCCGTAATTCGCATTGCGTAGGTAGACGGCTATGGCTATCATAGCACAGTCAGCGCGGTACGGGGTAGGCATATATGGCACATCCCGATACGGCGAAGTAGATATCACAGCAAGCATAGCTGGAGTTTCTGCGACTGGTGCGATAGCCCTCGTAGTTGCAGGCGGGTTCGAAGTAGATGTTACAGAACGTATTCCTACAGGTGTTAGTGCTACAGGTTCAATAGGAACCGTAAACATATTTACTAAGGTATCTGTTGTAGGCGTGTCAGCGACAGGTACAGTTAACACCGTAAAAGAAAACATTAATACTCCAATAACAGGAGTACAAGCTACAGGCTCTGTAAACACTGTAGAAGAAAAGCCGACTGAAGCTTTGGGCAGTGTGAGTGCAACAGGCACCGCAGGAACCGTACAGGTTAATTTAGCTGAAGTTCTTACTGGGGTAGAAGCAGAATTTAATTCTCTTAAACCTTTTACAGCAAGTGGTGATGCACAGCTTTCTACAGCAGAAAAGAAGTTCGGCACTGCTAGTTTACTACTAGATGGAACAGGTGATTTTGTAACAACAAGTTACACTTCAAGTCTGTTAACAAGTTCAGAGTGGGCTGTAGATTTTTGGGTTTACTCTTCAACGCTAACAAGTCAAACTGCTCATCTTTGGGATGGACAAAACTCTAACTCTGGTTTTGCTTTACGTATTAGTAGTGGTAATCTTCAAGTAATAAAAGATAATTCTATAACTAGGTCAGTTAGTGGACAATTAAGTAACAATACTTGGCATCATATACGACTACAAAGAAGGTTTGCCTTTACCGAAGTATTTGTAGATGGATATCAAAGAGGTCAGCAAGCAGGTGCAGGATACAATGCTCATACCTATGTAATTGGGGCTAAAGAAAATGGCTCTGAAGAATTTACAGGATACATAGACGAATTTAGAGCATCTACACCAACAGGTCTTTCTGCCGCAAGTTTTACACCTGAAACAGAAGCATACTCTTTAGATGGAAGCACAGAAGCACTACTTCATTTTGATGGTACAAATGGCTCTACTACTATTACGAATGAAGCATCTAATGTAATTATTGTTACAGCAACAGGTGCAGCCAATCTAACACTTACAGGTGTTGAAGCTGTTGGTTTTGTAAACACAGTAGAAGACCAACCAACCGAAAGAATAGCGACAGGGGTAGCAGCCGCAGGTGCCGTTGGAAGCTTAACGCTTCACACTACCGCTGGAATTTCGGGTGTACAAGGAACCTTTACTGTCGGAACCGGAACTTATACCGGAGTACACTTCGATTTCAACGCGGTTCGCGAACTATATGATAGACGGCGTACCTCAGTGATAGACAGGGCAGCTTAAAAATGCCACTTACAACTTACGAACGAACAATCAACGTTCCCCAAGAAACACGGGTTGTTGCGGTAGAAAGTATCGGCAACAGCTTTACAAGAACAGTCTACGTGGAGTAATCTATGTCATACAAATGGCCCTTCAAAGACCCCGGAGAGACGCTCGACTACAGCATGGACTGGTCGCGCTTTCTTGGTGCCGCAACCATCTCCACAGTCGTCTGGTCTGTGGAAACCGACGACTATTCCACCCGTACAGTTTTGGCTTCGGGTCAGGACCTAACTACCGCATCAGGCGGAGCAACCACGGACAGCATTCAAAATGTGTCCCAAACACAGACCGACACGGTTGCTACCATCAATATCGGCAGCGGAGTAAACACCCGAAATTACACGTTTTACTGCACGATGACAGACTCCACAGGCAGCACAGCTATTCGCTCCGTTAACCTCAAAGTAAGGACCCGGTAACTATGGCCTATGATTATCTCAGCTTAACCAACGATGTTGCCAAACGCCTAAATGAGACGCAGCTAACCTCTGCGAACTTTGCGTCAGCTACGGGGTTTTACAGCGCAATCAAAGAAGCTGTAAACTCTTCTATTCGCCATATCAATCAGGCACACTTTGGCTGGCCCTTCAATCACAACACATATCAGCAAACCTTAACTGCAGGGGTTACCAGATACCCTATTCCGTCTCAAGCAAAGTACGTTGATTTTGATACCTATCGGGTTCGCAGGGATACAACTCTAGGTTTAGGCAGAGCCGAACACCTTACTCAGATTAGCTATGACGAGTACGTGGACCGGTTCATCGACCAAGAGGACGAAACCAACACGGCTCTAGGCGCGGTTCCAGAGCGTGTGTTCCGTACCCAAAATGGTGAGTGGGGCGTAGTTCCTATGCCAGACAAAGCCTATCAGGTAGACTTCGAATACTTCATGGACCCTGTTGACCTCATCCTCAATACAGATGTCCCGACAATTCCAGAGCGGTTTCGTCACGTAATCATCGATGGGGCTATGTACTATGCCTACATGTTCCGTGACAACCTAGAGATGGCATCGGTTTCACAACGCAAGTTCGACGAGGGTATCAAACAGATGAGAACAGTAACGGTCAACGAAAACATCTACATGAGGGCATCGTAAGCCCATGCCTGACCGTTGGCAAACATACGCCATCGAATTTAAAGGTGGCCTCATCACGAACATGTCCCCGTTGCAGCATGGTATCAATGCTCCGGGGTCGGCTCGTATCCTTCGTAATTACGAACCATCTATCGAGGGTGGTTATCGTTCGATTCAAGGCTACGATAAGTACGACCCAGACATCGTTCCCCCGTACGGTGCGCCACTGGTTCACGGCAACGGACAGAGCGGCACAACCCTGATTGTCGGCAACATCTACACCGAACCTGCCGCAACCGACGTGTTTTCTCTTGCTGGCGGGGCTGTAGATGGCGCGGCACAGACAGGAACGAGCCTCGACGTAGATGGCTTGGATGTTGCTCCATCTGCAAACGACACATTTACTATTGCTGGGGATACCACAGTCTACACAGTGAGTGCCGCAACCGCTCTCGTAGGTACGGCATCTACCCTGACCATCACTCCGGCAATCACAGTAGCACCTGCAGATGATGCCGTTCTGTCGTTCCGCTACACGATTGCATCTGGCGGTGTCTCTTTTAGTTCTGTGAACAAACGGGCTACCTTGACCCTAGACCAAACGATGGTTGTCAACCCGTCAGACCAAGATGCCCTAACCTTTGTATCTGGCTCTGGAATCATTCAAGGGGTACACACCTTCGAAAGCGCAGTGATTGCAGCACGGGGTTCGGACCTGTTTAAATCAACGGGTTCGGGGTGGACAAAGGTAAACACACCCAACTATGGTACTGTCTTGGTAGACGGCGGTTCGCAAACCGGTACTAGCTTGGTCGTAGATGGCATCACAGGAACACCACAGGTCGGCGACACCTTTACGATTGCAGGCGTAGACCTAATCTACACCTTGACAGCTACCCCAACGGTTACCAGTGGCTCTGCAACCTTTGCTATCGACCCTGCCCTGAACAGCAGCCCTGCAAATAACGCAGCCTTGACGTTCCTTTCTGTAGACCGCACCGGCATGGACAAACACCGGTTCGTGAACTTCAACTACAGCGGAACCGACTACATGGTAGGGGTCGATGGGGCCAACGTACCATTTGTGTACGACGGAACGTTCTTTACCGCCCTCGACAGTATTCCTACGGACGGTAACGGCGCAGGCCACGTAGCAAACTTCAAGAACCAGCTTTTCTTTGCAAAGGGTTCGAACCTGCTGTTTACAGCCCCTTATACCTTCGACGACTTCTCTGCAGCAAGTGGCGCAGGAACAATAAATGTCGGAAGTGCAATTACGGGCTTGATTATTTTCAGAGAACAGCTTATAATATTTAGTGAGAGGTCTATCAAGCGACTGGTAGGCAATACGATTGGAGATTTCCAGCTTCAGCCTATTACTCTGGATACCGGCTGTACCAAAACCGACACAATTCAAGAGATTGGCGGGGACGTACTTTACTTGGGACCAGACGGAATACGAAGTTTGTCTGCAACCGACAGGGTAGGGGACTTCAACCTTGCCGTTGTATCGAAGCCGATACAAGATGACGTAACCAACTTTGTGAACCGTAACACCTCGTTTAGTAGCGTGGTAATCAGACCGAAGAGCCAGTACAGGCTGTTTGGGTACAACACGAACTTTTCGGCAGACGCATCACAGGGTATCATCGGTTCGCAGGTGGAGCAGGGAATCAACTGGGCAGAGTTGCGGGGATTCAAGGCGTACGTTGCCAGTAGCAATCTCTACGAAGGAATTGAAACCATCGTGTTCGCGAACACAACCGGATACGTTTATCAGATGGAATCGGGGAACAGCTTGGATGAGAGCGACATCTACTCGACATTTGCCACTCCTTACATCCCAATCAACGACCCCCGCATTCGCAAGACAATCTACAAAATGTTCTTGTACACAGACCCGCAGGGAAGTTACTCATCAGAAGTAAACCTATTATTTGATTTTGACGAAGCTGGGATTATTCAACCAAACCCATTTTCATTTAACAACACGTCGGGGGCTACTGCCCCGGCCTTTTACGGAACTTCCATTTTTGGAACAGGCTCATACGGCGGAACGATACAACGCCTCTTTGAAAACCAAACAGTAGGCTCTGGGTATGTTGTTTCGATACAGTTCCGAACCAATTCAACAAACCCACCACACTCTTTAGATGCTCTAACGCTCGAATACGGCACTTACGGGCGTAGGTAATAGAAGGATACCACTATGGGACAAGGTTACACACGAAACGACACAGGTAATAACATTGCAGATGGCAACATCATCAACGCTTCGGACCTCGACGGTGAGTTCGATGCGGTAGAATCTGCGTTTAACGAATCAACGGGCCACACCCACGATGGCACGGCAGCAGAAGGTGCGCCGATTACCGTGCTTGGTCCGGTTCAAGATTTCATTGCAAGTGCCACAGAAATCAAGCCGAAGACCACGAACACGTTGGATATTGGAACCGCTGCCTTGCAGTTCAAGGATATGTATCTCGACGGGGCTGCATACATCGGTAACATCAGTGTAGACGGTAACACCATCTCAAGCACCGACACAAACGGTAACATCACCCTTGCACCAGACGGTACAGGGGTCGTTGCGTTGTCTTCAACTGACCTGACCTTCGGCGACAACGACAAGGCTATCTTTGGTGCTGGGTCTGACTTGCAGATTTACCATGATGGGAATAACAGCTACATTGATGATACTGGTACTGGCGATTTAAACATTAGAGCTAGCAATCAGGTCCGCATTCAAAATGTAGCAGGAACAGAAAATTATCTATATTTAGAAGAAAGCGGGCCAGCAATTTTATTTTATGGTGGTTCTAACAAACTAGAAACCACCGCCACAGGCATTGACGTAACAGGCACAGCAGTCACAGACGGCCTCACAGTAGCTGGCAATGTCAGTGTAGACGGCGGCACAATTAAGCTGGATGGTAACTATCCTGTTGGCACAAACAATGTGGCGTTGGGTGATACTGCGCTGGACAGCAATGTGTCTGGTGCGTCAAATACAGCGATTGGTGCAGATGCACTTACAGCGAACACCGCAAGCAACAACACTGCTGTGGGGTATCAGGCTCTGTATGCAAATACCGCTGTTGGCAATACCGCTGTTGGTAACAGAGCCGCACAAAATAATACAACTGGTGTTAATAATAGTGCCTTTGGTGATTATGTGTTAGGTTTGAACACTACAGGGCAAGGTAACAGCGCATTTGGTGGCTCTGAAACCATACCAGCATTGTACACAAACACAACTGGGTCATACAACACAGCAATGGGAACTGGTGCACTGCTCTCCAACACCACCGCCGACAACAACACAGCAGTGGGTTATGAGGCTGGGTATAGCAATACTACTGGCGAAGGTGCAACCGCAATTGGTACTCAATCCTTATATTCAAACACTACGGGCAATGGCAACACTGCTCTTGGTTATTTTGTTTTATACTCTAATACAACTGGCACAGAAAACACCGCGATAGGTGGCGGGTATGGCTCTGGTTCAACACTGCAATACAACACCACTGGTAATTACAATGTGGCGGTAGGCAGTGCTGCATTAAGAAACAACACCACTGCAGCTAACAACACTGCGGTGGGGTATCAGGCGGCTTATAGTAATACTACGGGTGCAAACAATACCTCAATCGGCTATCAGTCGCTTCTTGATAACACAACAGGTTTCTCATTGACTTCAGTTGGTTGGGGTTCTTTGGCTAATAATACTACAGGTTACGAAAATGTGGCTGTTGGAGTATCTACATTAAGAGATAACACCACAGGACTTAATAATATAGCAGTTGGAGGTTCTGCACTTTTATCCAACACCACCGCAAGCAACAACACTGCCGTTGGGTATCAGGCTGGGTATAGTAATACCACTGGGTCAGCAAATGTTGCTGTGGGTAAAGCTAATTTGTATAGCAATACAATAGGTATAAATATTACATCAGTTGGCGAAGGTGCTTTATTTTCATCGACTACAGGCAGCTATAACACTGCTGTAGGTATGCAAGCTTTAAATCAAAACACCACCGCATCTGGCAACACAGCAGTGGGTTATCAGGCTGGGTATAGTAATACGACTGGCGAACAGAACGCTCACATTGGTTTTACATCTGGTCAGCTAAACACAACTGGTTATAATAATTCTGCGCTAGGTTACAACTCGTTAAAGTCAAATACTACAGGTGCTAACAACACTGCTATTGGTCATAGTGCATTAACAGCCAACACCACCGCTAATAACAACACTGCTGTGGGTTATGCTGCTTTGCAATCAAATACAACAGGAACAAGAAACAACGCACTAGGCTATCTTTCGTTAGACGCTAACACAACTGGTGTTGATAACACCGCAATGGGTTATCTTGCTTCAAGGTTAAATACTACAGGTGCATACAATACTTCTTATGGTAGTTATGCACTCTACGCCAACACCACCGCCAACTACAGCACCGCTGTCGGGTACGAAGCTGGATATAGCGGAACAACGGCTTCAGACTACAACACGTTTATGGGGTATAGGACAGGTGTTAATAATATATCTGCCGCTAACACTGGTGTCGGGGCATTGGTGCTGGATAGTAATACTTCTGGGTATTACAATGCGGCATTTGGCGTAGAAGCACTAGGCGCCAATACATCGGGGATTGGCAATACAGCACTTGGTTCTTATTCACTTTTTAACAACACCACCGCATCCTGGAACACGGCTGTGGGTTTTGAGGCTGGGCGCAGTAATACTGCTGGAGCCAAAACTGTTGCAATCGGTAATGGTGCTTTACGTTCAAATACGACAGCCAATTACAACAATGCCGTTGGAAGTGAATCTTTATATTTAACTACCACTGGCGCTCACAATAACGCACTTGGTTATGGTGCTTTGTATACAAACACAACTGGTTCGTACAATACGTCTATTGGTCATCAAACCTTAAACTCCAGCACCACCGCTGGCTACAACACGGCACTGGGTTATCAGGCGGGGTTTAGTAATACTACTGGTATTGGGAATACATTCATTGGTTTGCAGAGCGGATATTATACTACTGGCAATTATAACACATTTATCGGGCCTTCTGGCCCAAATGGTGCTTCTGGTGCGGCTATAACAACAGGTTCTAAAAACACCATCCTTGGCTCATATTCGGGCAATCAAGGCGGCCTAGACATCCGCACAGCCAGCAACTACATCGTGCTGTCGGATGGCGATGGTAATCCACGGATGCGGATGAATGGTTCTGGCTTGTTTTGCTTAGAGGTATACAGCGTTACTGGTGCGGCAACGGCTAATGTGTATGTTGACTCTTCGGGAAACTTGTACAGAGCAACATCTTCTTTGAAGTACAAAACAGATGTTCAAGACGCTGAACACGGTCTTGCCGACGTACTAAAACTGCGGTCTGTTATATACAGGAGCAAAAAAGAATCTGAAAGTGGCATTACATTTGGCGGCTTTATTGCTGAAGAAGTCCACGATGCTGGACTTACAGAGTTTGTGCAGTATAACGATGATGGCGAACCAGACGCATTAGCTTACGGCAATATGGTGTCGCTGTGCATCAAAGCCATCCAAGAACAGCAAGAAACAATCACAGCATTAACAGCAAGAATAGAAGCACTAGAGGCTCGTATAGCCGCACTTGAGTCCTAATTTACAAGGAGATTAAAATGGACGAACTAACAGCAGAACAAATCGCACAGCATTACACAGCAATGGGTCACAGCGTTGACCTCATCAATGCTATTATTGCTGGCACAGCTATGGCAGACGATGATGCAGCAGATAAGCAGGATTGCGTAGACCGTAATGTTGAGCATCTGGAAATCATGGTTGCAAAAGACTTCTGGACTACAGAAGACATGACAGCAGCCAATGCCGCTATCTCTGCTGGCAACTCCTACACAGCGTAGGGGTTGACCAGTGGACATGACCAGCCTCATCGATATGCTCATCGGCCTGTTCGTGGCTGGTCTGGCGTGGTTCCTAAAGGAACAAAACGGTGAACAGAAACGCTTGAGTATCTTGGTTAACAAGACACGCGAAGAGTACGCAACTCGTGAAGATGTTCGCAACGATATGCGGCAGGTCATGGAAGCCTTGCATCGGGTCGAGGATAAGTTGGATAAGGTTTTGCAAAGGGACTAGGGTATGGTGGATATAAAAAAAGAAATGGAAAAAACGGCTGGTGGAGACACTAGCGATATGCCAACGGTAACCCCGACCTTTATTTCGGAAACTCCAGACACTATAATGGACACTTCCGGTAAGACTGTGGGTGCAGCCCCCACTGCCGGAACCACCACTGCCGACACCTCTGGTTTAACCACCACAGCCCCTACTGGCGTTGCTCCGGGGGTCGGGCAAATCGCAGGGGTAGATGATGTAACAACCGATTTAACAGCCTTGGGACCAATGACGGGGGCAACCCTAACCCCCACAGGCCCTTACGTTGATATGACAGGTGTACAAGCTGGCCCCTCTGCAGGGGCTATTGCTACTGCAGCAACAGACCAGCTAGACCCACGGGCTACCACACAGTATCAGCTAGGTCAGCTAATGTCATCCCTGCAAAGTGGTGCGCCAATGCCCCCTTGGGCTGCTCCAGCGGTTCGCAAAATTGGTTCCATTATGCAGGCTCGTGGATTGGGTGCCAGTTCGATGGCAGGGGCCGCAATGACACAGGCCCTGATGGAATCTGGGGTTACTATTGCCCAGCAAGATGCGAACAAATACGCAACCATCCAGTTAGCGAACCTCAACAACAAGCAGCAAACTGCCCTAGCTAACGCTGCTACGTTCGCGGCGATGGACAAGGCTAATTTGAATGCCCGCATGACGGCTGCCGTTACAAACGCACAGGCATTCCTGTCTGTAGACCTAAAGAACCTTGACAACGAACAAAAAGCAAACACCCTAACTTACCAAAGCTTGGTTCAAGGGCTGTTCAAGGATGCCGCTGAAGAGAATGCCCGTCGTCAGTTCAACGCCAAGAATGAACTGCAGGTAGAAGAGTTCTTTGCGGAACTAGGCGCACAGGTGGATACTGCGAACGCGAACCGTGTTGCTGCTATGCGTCAGTTCAATACATCCGAAGCTAACGCAATGAACCAGTTCAATGCAAGCATGAAGGATTCGCGGGACAAGTTCAACTCGCAGATGAAGTTCGCGGTTGACCAGTCGAATGTCGTTTGGCGCAGGGAAATCAACACTGCGAACACGGCTATCCAAAACGAAACCAACCGTATAAACACTCAAAATGCTTACAACATGACTGCGAACGCTCAGAACAACCTTTGGCAATCTTACCGCGACAACGCAGCTTGGAACTTTCAGAAAAGTGAAAATGCGCTGGCCCGCGAACATGATTTGGCCCGGATTGCTTTTAACTATGCAAACGCCAAGGACATGTACAGCCAAGAACAAAAAGACGAGTTGATGAAGGGCTTGGGCAATTGGTTTATTCGCTGGGCCGCATCTTAATAGATAGGATTTAGATATGAGTTTATGGGACACAATTGTAGATTTTATAGAGCCTGCTTGGGACTTTGTAATGGGTACAGAAGAGTGGGAAAGCGGAGATTTAGTTGGTTTTAGTGGTGGGGTTCGCGGATTCCTAGACCCTGCCGCAGATTTTTTTGGTAGTGATGCAAGTATGAGTCAGTTCCTAAAAAGCGGTGCTAAATACTACTTAGACTCTCAAGAAAAAGGCGGGCCTATGGGCGCATCCAAAATGAAGGTTGCTGACATTGGTTCTGCACCCTCTTCAGCAGCGGCAGCACTAGCCGCAGCACGTAACCCCGTAGGTTTAAGAAACCCAGATATACAGGCTGCTATCCGCGCAACTGCCGGTCGTACAAATTTCAACCCGCAACTAAACGAAATTTCAAAACAATATCTTACAAAACGGCAAGGTCAGATGACATTAGGCGTTGGCTCACCATCTTTAGGACGGGTTACTCCTACATCTGCAGCCCCTGTTCGGACTGCCGCTAAAGAAGTGGAACTGGGATAATGGCTATTAGAGACCCTCGCCTTGGAGACATGTTCGCTGAAGCACCTCCGGGACATTCCTTAACACAGGACAATTCTCAATGGCCTTGGGGACAGCCACCGCAAGACGTTGACCCAGACATTGCCCTAGAAAAAGCAATTAATAAAATCAAGAAGCCTAAAGTAAAGCAAGAGTTGCTAAAGCTGATGATGGTCGGTATCTCTATCGAAGTTATCATCGAAGGCATTATTTTTACAGGGTTCCAAGAGGGGCTGTTCACTCCTGATATGGGCATGTTGATGAAACCATCTTTGGCTATCTTCCTTGCGAACATGGCAGAAGAAGAGAACATTCCGTACCGCCTGTTCGAGAACGACGACGCGGATAAAGAAAACGAAATGGACGATGAAACCTTCTTCCGTATGATGAAGCAAAACAATCCAAGCATGTTTACCTTCATTCAAGAAACTGTCAACGCCACTATCCGTGAAGGCAATAAGCCCCGCGAACCAGAAGAGCGCGGTTTTCTTACCGATGATGAAAATAAGGAGACTAAATAATGACTGCTTTACTTTCATTTGTTAACGGCATGGTGCAGGGCAAGCGTGAGATGGATGCTGAAGCTGCTGCTCAAAGAAAAGCTAACGCAGAAGCAGATGCAGAAAGAAATAAGCTATTGTTTACCTCTGGGGTAGATATACTTAAATCCAAAGAGGGTGATAAAGGCGTTGCTGCACAACTTATAAAAGCCTCCGGTATGGGGGGTGGCATGGATTTCACAACCCTAGCTAATACGATGAATAACGTAGATTCTAGTTTTGGCTATAATCAACTTCAGTTTCCTAAACCCTTTAAAAAATGGGAAGAAGATATTCGCCCAGACAACAAACTCCGTGCAGGTGGTACTTGGCTGCGAACCATGAACGATATTGTTCGCAAACCCGAAGAACGGCAACGCATGAGAGAACACTTTTTTCAGAATCCGCAGGATTTCGCAGCGTTTAAAACAGATGTGTTCACATATGGGGATTACTATATTGATGGGCAGCGTAAGATAAATCCAGTATCTGGAGAAATCGAATCTGAATACATCCATCCGCAAGACAGCTATAAAAGTCTATTTAATTTCTTAAACGAACTAGACCCACAGGCTGAGAACCAGCCAAAGGCAAGCGACCAAGTAACCGTAAATGCACACGCAAAACTGATAGAAAAAGAATTAAACGTTGGCAATATCAGCAGCCCAGACAAAGCCTTTATATTCTCTTTTAGAACAGAAGAGGGTAAGAGAAAAGAGTCTGTAGTAGAGTTCGCTGACCCGAACCAGCTAGATGCTCTAGGCCGCATATCAGCAAACTTGGGATACGGAGCCGATAAAGAAGGTGTTCAAAAATTCATAACGAACTTTTCAGATGTGGCCCGTGCTGAAGATGCGGAGTCTGCCTACTCAACTCTTCTGTCTGCAGTAGAGATGGAACAGTTTGGATTTGGCGACCTAGCAAGAACTATGGGTGGTAACCAAGCCATGAACCAGCAGTTCGCGAACTATGTTCAAGAAGAGTTTGGCGGAGACCGTCGCGCAGCTATTCAAGCATATGCCCCTTTGATTAAGCTAAAGGAAGATAATGTTCCCGTAATAGGTTTCAATAAACGTCGTGTTAAGATGAAGCCTGCCGACGATTACTTTAAATCTAATGGCTTGAACCGTTCGCAGGTTATCGACCAGTACGAGGCTAATCAAACTGCTTTGCGCCAGTTGCAACAGTTAGATGAACTTCTTAAAAAGGATAATACTCCTACAGGTCTTAAAGCAGCTATGCAAAGCGTAGGGTTTGGTATCTTTGGTGAAGGTGGTCAGTTACAGCAGTTCTTTGGAAGTTTTGAAACTGCAGAGGGTACAGACGCAGCAACCTTGACAGAAGTTGCAGTGCGCTCTGGATTTCTTTCACCTGAATCTGCCAAAAACCTATCTGTAATCGACTCTTTGAAGTTGTCTCTTGCAGCACAGATGGCTCGCGCTGTTGACCCATCAGGTCGTCTATCAAACCAAGACTTTGAAATTCAACTACGCCGTCTAGGACAGACAGGATTGTTTGTATCTAAACCTCAAGCTACTGCAGGTCTAGGTCAGGTTATCAGTGATTTTGAAAACAACAGCACCAGACTGGCGGTCCTCTACGAAGTTGCTCAAGTTCCAGCAGGAGAATTCGGGAAACGAGAAGCCCGTATTTTGAAAGCCGACGGAGTAATCCGCCGTATCGAATCTGCGAACTATGCAGCTACAACACCCAAGCCTTCCGTTGGAGCATCCGCCGCTGAAGAGCCTAAGACGGGCCTTGTATTAGACCCCTCTGGATACTATACAGATGGACAGGGTAATTTCTTCACTGATGAGCAGGGTACGAAACCTGCATCTATGGAAGCGATTTTGAAAGCAATAGGAATGGGGGCTTAATAAATGGCAGAGCCACAAGAAAATGTTAAGCCTGTTGCTGAACGGGATATCATAGGGTTCGACACATCAGGTGACGCTCCCGCTACAGATACCAAGCCTCCTCGTATTTCCATTGCACCTGTAGAAAACAAGGTGATGCTCGACGAGCCTGTTTCGCGAACAACCACTGTAAACGACCCTGTTCTGGACGTTCCTGTTACCGAAACTAAAACTCTAGCCCCTGCTGCTGCCCAAGACGTACAGGCCCAGCAGACTGGTGCTGCGTGGGAAGATGTTCTTGCTGGTAAAGTAGAGAAAGTTGGGGACATTACGATTAACAATCGTGTCTTGGAGTTTGCGAACAGCAATCCGAAGGCTATGCTTGCTCTGCGTTCTGCGTGGGCAAAGTCATCTCAGCCACAGGTTCCCGGTGAAGATGTTATCATCCCATTTGTTCGTGAAGGCGAGGTGGTTGCAGCCCAAGTGGTCCAAGACCCCTTGATGATTCCGGCTGCGGAACGCTACGCCCAGAACCGTGTCAATCTTGATAATCTTGTATCTCAGTATGTGCCTGACCCAGCGGTTCGTCAAATCTTTGTTGACCGGTTTGAAACTGGGGACTTCTATAATTCTTTAGAGACGCGGCTTGCAGAAGCTGGACAGTTCGTGGCAACCGGCATCCCTATGATGGGTATCATGGGATATAACGCAGCAGGTGCCCTTTTCGATGCAAAAGAAAAAGGAACTGATTTTTCATCTGAATGGGGTGCAAGAGGTAACGATATTCAACAAGCTTTAGACTCCACCTACAAGGCAATCAATTCTGTAATTCCAAACCCAACAATGAAGATGGCGTTTAATGATAGCATTCACGATGAATTTAAACGCAGGCTAGATGCGGGTGAAATTACATTAGACCAATACAACGCTCAAACAATGATAGAGGTCGATGGCGAACTACAGCCAAAAGAGTTCATCACAGAAGAAGCAGCCGCGAACCTCATAGACCTTGCATTCAACGAACTGCCTCGTTCCGAACAGTTTGGGGTTATGTTCCTTGAGAATGTAGTTGGTATGGCAGGACCGGGTGTGCTAAGAGGCGAGCGAACCTTACGCAAGTTCCAGAAACTGAAGGACTCCTACAAAGGTACAGCTATGGGCCGCATCCTTGACGATGTGGACGACCCGTTCGAGGCTGCACAGATTATCAATCAGGCAGAGGGACGCAACAAAATCAACTTGAAGGCTCTTAGCATTGGGGTTAGCCAACAGCGAACCACACAAGCTATGGGTCGTTTGAACGATGACTTGCGGAACACCGACCTTGAGATGGACGCACTGGTTCGCAAAGGTGTTGCCAAGAACAGTGCCGAATATAAGGTGCTAGAAGGCAAGCGGCAAAACCTAATCAACCGCAAAATGCAATCTATGTACACCCTCAAGGCATATCCATACCTAAAGCAAAATGTGGAGGATGCTTTAATCTTGTCTGCAGGACAGCTTGCTGGACGGGCGTATTTATCTTCTGCATATGGTATGGACCCTATGGCTGCAGAGGCAATCGGCTTGATAGGCATGATGACTATAGGCGCACCAACTACCCGTTTTATCGGGGGACAAGCCTCTAAATTCCTGTCAGCACCACGGGGCGGTGTTGGGTCGAACGTTGCTGCCGTAGCCGATTTTATGACCTTTGGAAAATACAAGGGTTTCAATATTACAGACAACACCCTAAAAGATTACGAAGCAGCGACTGGTATTAAGCTAACTGCTGAACAGCGCAAGGCAATCAACTATTCTATTTACTTGGTGAACAACACCTCTAGCCCTGCAGCCCGTGAAAAAATCTTGAAGGCTGTCGATGATTACGTCGAGTTACAAGACCGTATCGTAAGCCAATTCCCTGAAGAGTCACGGGATAAGGCTAAAGAACTGTTTACTATGTCGTTCGCACAGTCTTCGAACTTGGGACCTCTTGCAGCCCTTCATGCGATGTCTATAAATAAGATTGACGCAAAGAAGCTGAAGAACATGGATGCAACCTATATGGTTGAATTAATGAAGCAGGCTGATGCACAGGTTCGCGCAACAGAACTAGCCTTGGACAACTTCCAAGAGTTTGTCCGGGTAACTGATGGTATTGCAGACCGCGAATCAATCCAAGCAATGTTGGATAACACCCGCAATGCAACCGCCAAGTTCAAGGATGATTTGAACCGCCGTTCGGAAAGTACCCTAGAAATCTTGGGGGATATCCGCAAACAGGTTTTATCAGACCCAACAATTGATGTTCCTGAAGGATTCCTTGACAACCTAGTGGAAGCAGACGTTGCCTTGAAGAAGCGTTTAGGCCAGATTGTTGACGAACGTAAAACAATAGGCGAGGTCGTTACAGATATCTATGCTGGTGTGACAGATAGAGTTAGCAGCTTGAAGTCTCGTCGCGGTAAGGGACGGGGATATGTTGCAGGTTTATCTCGCGCTATGGAAGATGCCCTAGATGCTCATCTAGAAAGCATGTATGCAAAAGGCAAGGCAGCATACAATGCGGTTCGCGAAGCCGCTAAGACTGCACCACCTATTGATATGCACGATGCTGTTATCGACCTGATGAGCAAAGCAGGTGAAACAGACATGGCTCGCTTCTTTAGCCCCAGCGGTCAGTTCTTTGCAGGCCGTATGGGTCGCATAGCTTATCGGACGTTTGATGATATGGTTAAACGAACCATTCCTGCAGAAACCATGGGTGAGATTAGACAAACACTGGTAGCTAACGGGTTCGGTCAAGAACTGGTCGAAAACATGTCAGACCTAGAAATTGCCCTCGAAATGCAGCGAATCTCGCCCAGCTTCCGTCCCTTTGCACAGGCAAATGCCTATGAGGTCGACGAGATGCGACGTGCTTTTAGGGATTATGCCTACGGTGTGCGCGAATCTAAGCCAGAACTAGGGCGTGAAGTCCAGATGTTCGCGGCTAACATGGATAACTTAATCCGTACTCAAGACGGTGAAACCTTCTCTCTATTGACAAAAGCCCGCGAAACATATCGCAGTGAGATTGGTGATAGACTCCGCAGGGGAAGTACGGTTCGCAAACTGGACGATGCCCGTCAAGGCCCAGAGAAAAGGGAAGTCGATGCCAATAGTATGACACGGTATCGGTACATAAATGAACAGAGCAACCCGTTCGGCTATATACGTCCCCTGACCAACAAAATCACAGGTGCTTTGAACAACAAGCCTGCAGACCAAGCTGATATTCGCAGCATGATTGATAACCTTGCAACAGATTGGGGTGACCGTGTTGATGGACAAACTGTCTTCAATCTGGATACAGAAGAAGGCAAGGCAAAGTTCGCGGCTATTCAAAACCTAGTCAACGAACAAATCTACGCTGACTGGACAGAGCGGGCTATTGCCGTGTTCGAAAAGACAGACGGTCCTGCAAGTGTGTTAGAAGGCGGATATAGCTTCAAGAACCTTGCAGATGAAGGTTTGATGAACGACCTGACAACTGTAACCATTCGTCAAAACGGTGAGAACATCGACGTACCTTTGGTGAACTTAGGTGATATGTATTCAGAAGCCCGTGACATCAGCCGCATCATTCGGGAGAACAAAGCGGTTCGCAAACGGTACAAAGAGTTCGCAGATGATTTTGCAAACGTTGAGAGCCAAGTTCGTCGCAACGCAGACAACAATATCAAGATGGATGCAGATTCCCTGAACGCCTTGCAGCGGTTCACGGGAGATATTACACCTGACCAGTTTTACGAACAGTTTGTCTTGAATGGTAGTGAGACAAGGTTCGACACTCTTCGCGACACATTTATCCCAGCAGTTGTCAAGACAGGTAAATCTGCAGACGAAGCAGAAGCTATGTTTGACAGGGCCGTCAGTGGTCTTGTATCAAAGGCGTTTATGAATCGTGGCGGATTAGCCCCATCACAAGGTATGCGTATGACTGCTTTGGATGGCGGCAAAATGAAGGTTCGTCAATTCACAACACCAGAAGTTATGCTGGCAGATGTTCAGGAACATCGTGAAATGTTGGAGATGATACTAGGTGCAGACCACGTAAATTATCTAACAGACATTGCAGACTTCCTAGACCGTGCCGCTACTTCACAAGCACGTAGCGTAGAAGGTGTTGTCAAAGGGTACTCTGTCAATGAAGGTTTGAGCCGCTTGTACAACATCAGCCGTGGCATGGTTAGCCCGCTATACGTCACTTCGGAGTTCGCAGTACGTATGGCTGCACAATCCGGCATTGAGGTATTACAGCTTGCAGCCGGTAACAAGGAAGCAGCCCGCATCATCAACAACATGTTCAAATACCCGGAACTGGTCACACGAACAGATGTAGACAACTTAAACGGACTTCTTGTAGAGTTCGCAACAACAGAACTAGCCCGCATGGGTCAACGTGAATTACCTGCCTTAATAGGAGATGAAAATGAAACCAATACCGAAGGACAATAAGGGACTTGCCAAGCTACCCAAGCCTGTTCGCAACAAGATGGGCTTCATGGCTCGTGGCGGCAAGACCAAGGGCTATGCCTATGGCTCAATGGTTCGCAGCCCTATGAACCCAGAGACAAGCATGACAAGCATGTTCAATCCTATGCAACCTCGTCAGCAAAAGGGCATGGGTATGATGTACGGTGGAAAGGCCAAGAAGAAGAATGGCTACTAAAATCAAAACCGTTCCTGCACCTAAAGGCTATCACTGGATGAAGAAGGGCAGTGGATACCAGCTAATGAAAAACCCCAAGGACGGCTATAAGCGTCACAAGGGGTCTAGTTTACGGGCTAGGTTTAAGGTTCAAGAAAAGCACTAGATATAGCGGCTAGACTTCTCCATCATTTCATCACCAACAGACTTTAAATAACGTAAAAGACTTGCTACCTTGAAGGTTCCTTCATACTGTGGCAGGTCTTTTTCCATTAGGCGAGCAAACTGGTCGGGGTCTACACACTCCAAATCCATCTCTACATTGCCCTTGTCATTTAGATGAGCCGTGAGTTTAAAGAGTTCAGCTTTAGGATGTTTGTTGCTCATCTTTATACGCCTTAATTACATCTGTTGAAAACAACTTCTGTAGATTCAGAAGGTACATCCGTGAAGCGTTGTTGTCTCCACCGCTCACGGATTTTTTGTAATCTAAATTATTTATGATGCGTTTCAAGGACGGCACGTCAAACACCAAGGTTGCAAAAGTGTCGTCACCAATGCAAAGGTTGTGGAACCAGTAGTCTGCTTCAGTTGCTTCTATGCCACTGGGCTTGCCATAGGATTCGTACTCTATGGCTATGTTGCCAGTTTTCATCCACATGCCACGTTCAGATTTAACCTCAATCTTTTTATCTGTAAGCATGTTCGCAACTTGTTGTTCGCGAACCTTGCCGTAGGATAAATCGATATCGAACTTCTTGCGGTCACAGACTGCCGGTTCCATCGAGGTCATGCTGCCTCTCCCTCTTCGTTCTTCTCTTGAACAGATTCAACCAACATGTTCGTAAAGGCAGACTGTGCTGTTCGAAGCTGGTCGATGCCAAACTGCGCCTGTGCAATCTTACCGTTCAAATCACGAATCTGGTTGATGATGTACTTCTGCTTGTCTTCCAAAGTATCGAAATCGTACTCTGTTCCATCAATCGTAATGATGTCTTTTTGTTCTTCACTCACTGGTATTCTCCTCAATGTTAGGTAACCAAACTTCTACATCTGAACCACATTTGGGACAGTGCAGGAATGTGACCATAATGTAGTACAAATCATCATCCCTGTCAACATCACTATCCCAAATAAGTTCAGTTTTGCAATGCCAGCAGTTCATGCTGCACTCAGGTCCACGACTTCACAGACCCCTGCTGTACAGGCTAGTTCCCGCGAACCACTGGTGTTATCTTCCTTTTCGAACTCAGATAACTTATCCCAGTCAATCGTGACAACTTCCATGCGCTGCTTCCATTCTAGGTACTCATCAGGTTCGATGTCCTGATATGGAGCCTGTTGGTACGTGTGGTCACTGTGCGGCAAGAACGACACACCAGAGGCAACGTCAAAGTTCTCGTAGACCCAAGCCCCCACGTCCATCCATTCGTGTTCCTTGACAGACACAGTGATAGATGGTTTGTGTTCGGACCAGTGGATAGCATAAGTCTTCCACAACTCTAGCTGCTCAATGGCAGTTGTTTGTGTTCGGGTAACAGCACCATCCGGTGCCTTCATAGGGAAGCTAAAGACGGTTGTTGAGTCCGGCTTCATAACGTCACGCTCTGCAGGGACACCACTATTAATCAGGAACTGTGTCAGGGGGTCTTTGTTATCTCCGCGAACGGTTCTGATGAAGTAGTCGTTGTGTCTTGCATGTATCCCGCTCGCTGCGTCCACCAGTTGTGACACAGTACCCGACGGCTTTACACAAGTGATTGCAGCCGACTGTGGGATTCCAAGCATGTTCGCAAACTCCTTGTTTGTCTCCACTGCGACTTCGCGCATCTCTTCGAGCCAACGCTTGCTGTCTGTATTTTTGGATAAAACGGGATGGTCCATGATACCAGTCAAGGACACGCCTAACAAACGCTCTTCCTCTGTATTGTCTTTCCATATCTTCCTCAAGTATTTAAAATCAGTTAGGGTTGACTGCAAGGTTCCAAGAATGGTAGCTACTCGAACCTTTGCCTTTAGGTCTTCCAAGGAATCCATTTCGCGAACCACTACTTCCGACAGGTTGCAAAACTGGTAGCCCCGCAAGATAATCTCAGAACAGGGGTTTGTACCCCACATATGGCCTGTTTCACGACGACCGTTGCGGGCAACCTGCTTGTCAGCAGCCTCACGGTTGAACATACCACGCTCACCAGACTTGCTGTCGTACAGGGCAAGCCATTCACGCATGAACGTACCCATCTCAGGCTTTGTCTTGTAAGACACAGAATTGTTCGCCAACGCCCGCTGCGGCTCTGTCTCCCACCACATGCCAGACTTAGCATGTGCCATCTGGTCATCGTTGAGGTTCGACAAGCTGATGAGTGCGCTGCGGCGAACACCGCCTACAACAACAATCTCGCCAATCTTACACATCAAGTCGTGGCACTCAATCGGAAACAGTCTGCGACCACGTGCCTTCTTGAATATCTCAACAGCAAAGTTAAAGAGGTCAGCAAGAGGTTGTGGACCACTAGCACGTCCACCCATAACCTTTAGCCGCGCACCAGCTTCACGAACCTCGCTCATGTCCCACGATGGAACCTGACCAGCGTATAGTAACGCAACAAGTTCGCGAAGTGCCTTTGCCCATCCGGGCTTGCTGTCGCCTACTTTAATCACAGTATCTGAATCATTGAAGTTGTCGCTAACCACAGGCAGCTTATCTACATTCTCACGTTCAACAGAGAAACCAACACCTGTACCGCACATCAAGATGTACATGCACTCATCAAAGGCACGAGGGCTGTCAACAGGAATGTAGCTACAGTTGTAGCCGCAGACATTATCTCGTGCAAGGGCAGGGCCTGCAGTCATCATTGCCCGCATCGATGGCATCACCCTCAGGGACAGGATACCTTCCTCGATTTCTTCGCGAACAGACGTAGGCAGTTCTACACCGCACTTACCTTTTACCTGTTCGAGCATAAAAGATATGTAGCGGTCTACAGTCTCACTCCAGTTCTCTCTGCGCTGTTCGCCATCTATCCAGCGAGCATAGCGTGACTTGTGAATGAATTGTTGATACGGTGTTGGTAGTTGGTTACTCATTTGTTCTCTCCTCGAACCTCTAATAGTTTATTTAAATACCACTGCGCTTTCTTCAAATCCTCGTTACCATTCTTGTAACGATATCGCCACAGGTATTTCATTATGTTTCCTTGCAGGTAATATTCGAACCCGTCAAGGGTTGCAGCTTGGATTGCATCTATGCACTCTGTTCCCGCTGCGTTGTAGTGAGGCGGACTGTTGACCATATCAACACCGCCATAGGCCATCTTACCGGCCTGTTCATTTTCATCTTCCATACACTTCATGTATGCCTCGTGTCTCATCTGTCGTCTCCGCTGCCTTGCAAAGCGTTGCGAATTTTACGGTTATATAATTTGTCTAGATTCATCTGTGCCACTTCTTCTAGGCTGTAGCCCAAGTCTCGTGCCAAGATTGCAACGTACCATAGCACGTCACCTAGTTCTTTTGCAATATCATCTTTGTAGAAAAGATGAGGTTCGCCGTCACGAAGAATCTTCTTTACCTTGTCTGCTACCTCACCAGCTTCTCCTGCCAAACCCAATGCAGGGTAAACAACAGAATACTCGTTTGGATAGATAGCAGTATCCTCTGCTCTCATTTGAAATTCATCTAACTTCATTGCTTTGTTCCAAAATCTACTTTAACTATGTTTTCATCACGACTGGTTATACGGTCACGAGGTTCGAACTCCACGCCCTCATCCTCTAGTTCCTGTAGGATAGTATCCTTCATTTCCATAAAAGATATGCGGGCTAACCCTGCTTGTATGAGTCTGTCGAAGTCGTTCTCTAGCATCTCAACAATCCCTTGTTGTGCCACGAACCCTGCGTCCATGTATTCTTCATCGTCAGGTAAAGGAGTTGTATCGTAGGCTGTCATATTGAAGCTTTCATCATCCTTTCTTTTTAAGATAATGTACCACCGGTCAGGCAACAAGCTACCAACCTCATAATCCCTATCATCCGTCATTTTTAAACCACTCCTCTGGCACACTACCTTCTGCCCATGGGAAACCATAACGATTCGCCCAATCAGCATAACTGGTCTTGCTGCCTCTGTAAATCTTGTTCGTGGCCCGAACGAATACAAAGCGAATATCCAAGTCGGGGTATTGTTGTTTGATTAGCTGCATCTTTACCCTGTCGCCCTTATCTAAATGACCCTTCGCTTCTATGTAGATATCTTGTTCAGGTAAATAGAAGTCTGGCGTATATGTTCGCGGCTTGGGTATGTATTGTAGCTTTGCCTGTTCGTACTCGAAGGCAATCTTTTTCTCTGCCAGTGACCTAGCAAGGTTAATCTCGAACTGTGAACGGTAACGTGTTTGTCTCATAATCCTAGCAGCGGAAATCCCGCCTTCACCCCTTCTAGCCTTTTTAACAGATACTGTCCTACTTTTGGGGACCGTTTTTCTAGCTGCGATATTTCTTTTGAGATTTCCATTGTCGGTAGGCATACTACCAACCCCTGTCGCAAGTGATGAGCAATGTTCTGAAATTCCTCTTCTATGAGTTTTATGTCACGTACTTCTGTGTCTGACTTCAAGGAACCGTCTGGCGAGTAGTTGTCTCGTAAAGTAAGGGGTAGGGATATTTCCAAGCTGCGAACCCTGACAGTAGAACGACCACCCCCACGACGTTCATGTGACTCCACGAACACACAGTAAAGCTGCGGATTCAAGTCGAACAGTTCGTGGGGGTACTCACGTGTGTACAAAACAGGCATCAGTCTAGTTCCCGCTTCACAAGCTTTGTGTACCAGACGTGGGGTTTGAACCGCGCCTTAGATGTTATCTTCGGGGCTAGTTCAGCATTCTTCCAGCACTTTGTCTTGAAGGAACAGAAGGTGCAAGTCTTGGGCATCAGGCGGTTGCCTGTCTCTACCTTCTGTCTGTCTATTGTAACTGTCTCAGGAACAGACTGGAACGGTACTTTGAATGGTGCATCATTGACGATTGCCTCGACACGTTTGTTCGCATCCTCTAGATATGCTTTGCGGTCTTCAGACTGTTCGCGGGGTGCCTCTACGAAATCCCACTCGCCTGTCGATTTGTTGATTACAATCCATCCACCAAAGCGTTTACCCTCTGACTCTCCATACAGGTGTCCCTGCATAACGTAACCAAATGGGTCATCTTCTTTGATAACATCATAGCCACCGCGCCCAGAAAACTTATTGTCGAACGACCACGGGCTTGCTGTCTTGATATCCCAGACTTCTTCTTCACCATCGATGTTCAAGATGATGTCCAGGGTTCCGTTGACGGTTTGCCCACCTAGTTCGAGGGAACACTTCTTCTGTTCCGCAACGACATCTAGGCCAGCAGCCCGCATCACAAGAATGGCGAATGCTTCTAAGAGGTCACCGGTTGCGAACCGCACAATATCATTGTAGGCAACGTCTTGTTTGTTGCCCTGCTTCTCAAGTTGTTGTTGACACAAGGGGCGACCAACACCGGACATACGAACCCGGTAATCACCACGGCTAGAGAACTGTTTCCGCATAGCAGCTTTACAATCCTCGCCAAACTGTTCTATCAGATGTTCGAGGCGAGAGGAGTCAATCTCCCCCCGCCCCGCTTTCTGTAGGAAGTCTTGGACTTCTACGAGTTGTAACATGACTAGCCAGCCAGACGATGTGACAGGTCAATGTCATCAGAAGAAGCAGTAGCTTTCTGTGCAGCTTTGTATTCTGCGAACACAGACTCGTTGTGTGCATTCACGGTGTCGGCAAAGTCCTTCATCAAAGCCTTATCACCGTCTTCCGTACCAGACACTTCCTTTACAAAGGCAAGCTTCGGTGTCCAGTAGACAACACCGCCGTTCTTCTGCTTCTCTGTGGTGAACTCAACCAACGCCTTGTGCATCAGAATCTTACGGTCTGTAAGCTGCTTCTGAATGAAGTCGTTGACCGGACGGTAACCAGAACGCTTGAAGTATGCCATGAACGGCATCTGCTCTACAGGTGCTGCAGTACCATCTGCATATGCTGCTTCAGGTGCATCGATGATTCCGTAGATTACCTGATTGCAGCTAACAGAGCGGCTCAACAAAACCCGTGGGTCATCTTGACTTAGTGCCTCTTCTTCTTGACGAGACAAACGACCACACTTGTTACCGCCTAGTGTGTCAGGAAAGTCCCCAGCTAGTTTGCGCTTCTGCACAGACTTGCAAGAAAACTTACCTTCTTCTTGATTCCACACTGACCACTCGAAGGTTCGCAGCAAGGGACGTACAAAAACCTTGTCTGCATATACAGGTGCAGAACCGTTCCAGATGCGCCATGCACCGCGTCTTAGCAATGTGCCATCATCTGTCTCTGTATCGTAATTAATATTTAGTCTAGGCAGACCAATCTTCGGCTTGTTGTTTGGGTCAGCCTGTCCACTCATTTCCATGAGGGCTTCTTCGTTACCTGACTCGAATGCAGTCAGGAAGGTGTTCATTTCATCATTCAACATTTGTAGTTCATTGCTCATGTTGTTTCTCCTTAGATGAGCGTTAAGCGTAAAGGGATTATACAGTAAGTACTTCTTCCAAGTCAAGCCAGTTTTTACCCATTTTTAGTTCGATACCAACTGGCATATCATAGGTAATCCCATACCTATTCTTTGATTCCAACGGGATAGCTAACATACATTCAGCCATCACGTCAATACATTTTTTTTCCTCGCTGGGATACACATCCATGACGATGGAATCGTGAACCGTGTTGCAGATAACCGAACGCAAGTTCAGTTCGCGAACTCGTTTGTCCAGCATAATCAAGGACATAGGCAGAAGGTCAGCAGTTGCAAACCCCTGAACAGGATAGTTGCAGATTGCAGTCCGGTCTGTTGCTGCACCCCAATCAGTCCACCTTGCATGAGGAAAAGCGTATTGCCTGCCCGAAGGAAGCTGGATGTACTTCTTTGTTACGGCATGTTTCTGAAGGAACTCATGCCACTTGGTAACATTGTTATACTTTTCCTTGAACGCATTGTAATATCGTTTCTGGTCATCTGTACCCGACACACCACCATAGAGTGGCTTGAAGGTGTGAGCCTTGGCATCTTGCCGCGAACACCCTATGACACTGGCAGTATAGCTATGCACATCTGTTCCGGCATCCACATCAGTCTTGATGCCCTCATCATCCGCAAGGAAACCAGCCACTCTAAACTCTAGCTGGGCGTAGTCACCTTCGAGGATTGACCCACCCTCGAACCGGCTTTCAACAGCCCGCCTGATAATAAAGGTAGTACCTCGTGGCATGTTCTGGAAGTTCGGGTTGCGAGACGATAGACGACCTGTTGCCGTAACACATTGCATGAACTCCGTGTGGATAAACCCCTCACCATCCATGTTGTTTTCCATACCCTCGACAAACGAACGAAGGTAAGTTCGAACAGCACTGTACCGGATGTAAGCTTCTGCGAACTCACGAGCCTCACCCCGCAGGGATGTGAACATACTTTCCAAAGTTTCCTTATCTGTTTTGAAACCGGCAGCAGCCACATCGTAGGGGTCACGAGGAACTAACTTGAACCCCGCAACTTGACCTGTCGATGTATAGCGCACACCAGCCCCCTGACAGGGCTTACAGATTCTGATAGCCTTACCTAGCGTTCCGTCCTTCTTGCGGGCTGTATAACGCCCCACGCCCCCGCAATCGGCACATTGACTACCACGGGTCTTGAACAGTACATCCGTCTCGTTCACAACGTTGCGTTTGAAGTCGGCACGGCTCATCCGTGTGCGGCGTTTTGGTTTGCGTCCTGCACCGCGAATTTCGTGACCCAAGTTAAACAGACCAGCCCAGCGGGACTTGTCCTTTACCTTACAGGAATAGAACAGCTTGGAACGGTCATCTGGACTGTCAAGGTTGATGGGGGTGTCACCCATAGCTTCCGCAGCCAGTTCTTGTAGCCGCCGTTCGAGGGTAAACAGTTCATCCTCGTATTCGCGGCGAATGTCAGACAATGTTTGTCTATTAATCTTGATGCCGTTCCGTTCGATACGGGACAGCACATCTGTCATCTCAAGCGACAGACGCAAAGTGGGCAAGAGTGTTTGGTTGTTCATTGAATAGTTCCTCAAATGTAGTGCCAAAGGCTTCGAGTTGTGCAAGGGCTACTTGCTCTGTGGAAATGACATCAGCCTTTCCATACGTTTCTATTATTTCCCAAGGTATGTCGTAGAAGGTCTTGCCTTCCTTAAAATACGGCGCAACGAGGTCTTTCTCTTTTTGCACATCACTATACTTTTCTGCAAGAGCAGCAAGTGAAAGAGGCCACCTCTGGGAGCGGGCAAGAATATATTCTGCAACCATTGTATCATATACATGTCCCTCATAAACGAACCCGCAATCGCGAATCCAAGATAAATCAAACTTTATGTTTTGTCCCACAACCACGTCGGCTTTGTCAAGAGCAGCTTGGAACAATTCGAAAGCGAACTCATGTGGTTCGCGAACACTGTGGTAATAACAGTGATAGTGAACGTGTGGCTCACCCAACCACTTGTAACCATTTGAAACTAAAGAGTTTCCGAAGTATGGCAAGGCAGTTGTCGAACCATTGGCTTTGGGTTTGTGGGTTGTTTCCACGTCGAAGGTCAAGACATTCATTAGTAATATACCCCCCGCTGCACATCAATGTGGCTAGTAAACATACCGTGCCAACCATTGAGTTTGTTCTTTGAAATGCAGATGTGCCGTGTGGTGTTCTCTTCTTCTGACGTACCGGTCTTGCCGATACCGATGATTACATCTGCCTCACCAGCCTTGCCGGTTCGCGAACCGTCTAGCATAGCATAGTCGATGAACTGCCTGTCATGTGCCTCAAAGCTTGCCTGACTAACTGACCACACCAGTAGTTTGTTGCGCTTGGCAATCTCACGAGCCACGACATATGTTTCCTTTAGGCGTTCATCCCCACGGTTGAACTCACCAGATACCTTGAACTTGTCTAACTGGTCACAGAACATTACATCCGGTTCGTTTAGCTGGGCGTACTCGTTCAGTTCTTCCATCGATGTGCCAACCGAATCCATCACGGTAAGATATGGTGCAATCTCTTCTGCGTAACGATGGGACAAGGCATCCGCACCCGCAGACATTTCCTCTCGTGTCAAGCCAAAGAAACTTTGGATAATTCTTAGCTTAATCTTTTCTGCCGGTTCCTCGTTCGCCCAATAGACTACCTTATGTTTTTGCTTGACGTAACTAGCTGCAACAAAGGCACAGAAGGTTGTCTTACCCACTTCGGGGCGGGCAAATATAATTCCAAGGTTACCTCTGTCCATACCGCCAAGGTGTTCGCTCATTAAATCCCAAGTGAATGGAAAGTCTGGTTCGCCAACTTCTTCTTCCATTAGCTGAACAAAGTCTTTGTCCATTTCACTGTAGGTTGTCTTGTCGGACATGCGACCATCTTCGACCATATCAATAAGGGTCTTGAGTTCACCAAAGTGTTCGGACTCACCAGTGAAGATGGCAATAGCCTTCTCACCAATCTGCCTTGCACGGTCACGAACCCAGAAGTTCTTGGTCACGTCTAACTCTAGGTCACCTGCTTCACTAACGTGTTCGCTAAGTTGTGTAATGATATCAAACACTTCTTGCTTTGCGCTGTTAGGCATTGCAGGGTTCCTGTCCATGAACAGGGAATCCAACT